CTTTTGTCTTCTGGTCTTCTTGCCCTGGTCGTTGAGGCGATTGGCGATATCCAGAAACGAGGCGCCCTCCTGGTGCCATTGCCTGATGTCATCAACGACATCGGCGTAGGCTTTCTCCTTGTTGGCCCTGGCGACTTCACCAGCCCGCCTGGCTGCCTTGGGGTTCGCTCCCCCGGTCAAGTGATGGGCTCCAGGCCGATGGGACCCGAGCAAGACACCGCGGGCCTTACATGCTGCGAGAGCTGCCTTCGTTCGTTCGCTGATCTGCTTGGCTTCCATCTCGGCGACGGCCGCCATGATGTGCAGGGTGAACCGACTGGCCGCCGGCATGTCACAGCAGACGAAATCGACACCCGCCTCCATCAGACCACTCAGGAAGTGCACGTTACGGGAAAGTCGATCGAGCTTGGCGATGACGAGGGTTGCTTGACTCCTCCTGCAGTGAGCCATCGCCTTGAGGAATTGGGAACGGTCGCTCTTCCTACCCGATTCAACCTCTTTATATGAGGCTATGATCTTACCACCAATTCTCTTGGCGTATTCCTTGACGGCTTGCTGTTGACCCTCAAGGCCCAGGCCACTCTTCCATTGCCCGGCGGTCGAGACCCGATAGTAGGGGATGAGAGAGGGTGATTCGGGCGATTCGGGTTCCATGTATTTTTCCGTTCGTAAGCTCAGAGTTCAACAATGAGCAACGTGGGACATTGTTCGCCCGATTATGGCCCTGGTCAATCCCTTTTCGCCAGATATTTATACTAAGATATAAATACCTGTTTTGTGACCGCAACCGCAACCGTCCGCCTCCGATTCAGCTATAAGCATACCTTCACGTGGCCCGACCTGCGCCTCTGTCTCGACCGCCGTCCCATGCACTCGTGGTCCAGACGCTGCTCCCCGCCATCCTGGTCGGGCAGTCGGATCGCCGCGGGGATCCCGCGTCCCGGTCCGGTTATGCCGAATGCCGTTTGATTGACGGCGACGGAGGTGGATTTCTGGCGACTTTCCGCGCGCAAGTTCGAAGCGTGCGCATAAGCTATAGATGGGAGGCATCTATGTCGGATCGACTTGGCATTGCTGCCGCCGCCGCCGCCGCCGGAGTGTCACCCACGAAAATCTACGTTGCGGTCGCCCTGGGTCACCTCCTTGCTGCCCGGGAAGGCCAGAGATTGCTCTTCGACTCCGACGATCTGCACCGATATCGGGTCAGTCTGACCATCCAGAAGGCCGCCGACGAGCAAAACGCCAAGGTTCAGGCCCATCGAGCGAGAGCAGCACGAGCCCGGGCACGGGCCCGTCTTTCCGGCTAAGCGGAAAGAAAACCGGAAACAAACCGGAAACACGTGGCTAACCCCAACCCATCGCCCTTGACCCGGTTCAAACCCGGGAATCGAGCCAACGGCAGCGGCCGCCCCAAGGTGGTCATCAATCTCCTGGAGTTGATCCAGGACGAGCTGGCGGAGATCGACCCGGAGACCCGACGCACGAAGGCCAAAGAGCTGATTTCCGCGCTGGTCGATGCGGGCAGAGGTTTGAACGCCAAAGCCAACATTAGGGCCACGCAGACGATCCTCGACCGTCTGTGCGGGCCCGTGGTTCCGGTGAAGGCCGACGAGGTGGACCTGGTGAGTGTGGCATTGAAGGTCAAAGAGCGGGTGGAATCCAGGACGAAGCCATGAGCAACGCGGTACTCGTATCTCTGGCCATCAGCCTGGAAGCCTGTAGGGATGACCCGAACGTTTTCAATGAGGCGTTCCTGGCTAGGCCGAGCTACTGGACCCGCCAGCGCGAGATGTGCCGGTCGGTCGTGGATTACCGGACCACGGCCGTCTACTCCGGCAACATGGTGGGGAAGGATTACTGGATCGCAGGTGTCATCATCTGGTGGTTGCTCACCAGGCCAGACTCGCTCTGCATCAGCACCGGCCCGTCGCAAACTCTCCTCGGATCCGTGACTTTCAAGGAGATCAGGCGTTGCCTCGATGTGGCCGTCCTTCCATTCGGAGGCAAGGTGTCGACTGGCATCAAGGCCAGCCCAGCGGTGATTGAAATCAAGCCCGGGTGGCAAGCCCTGGGGTTCAGCACGACGAGCGTCGAGCGATCGTCGGGACAACATGCCAAGCACCTCCTGACTGTGGTCGAGGAAGCCTCGGGAGTCGACGATTTCTGCTGGGAGGCGATCGACTCGCTTGGTTACGAGCGCCTCGTGGTCATCGGCAACCCCCTCCGCAGTCAGGGTAGATTTGTGGACCTGATTCACCAGGCCGCCCGCGATCGGGCCGACAACGTCCCGCCGCGGCTGGCCGTCAACGCGATCCGGATCCCCTCGACGGAGAGTCCCCATGCGAACCTCGAAAAGAGCGAATACGGTCTCGCCGATCGGACCTGGCTCGAAAGCATGTACCGCAAGTACGGCAGGCGGTCGCTCTGGGTAGCGTGCCACATTGACGCGCGGATTCCGGATCTCGACGCCGCCCAGCTTATTGAGCCCCGATGGCTCGAGTATCACGTGTCACAGAAGCGGCCGACGGTAGCTGCAGGGCATCCGGTCGAGATGACACGCGCAATTGCTTGCGATTTGTCCGAGGGAGTGGGCCGGGACAGCACGTGCGTTGTCGTGGTCGACGCCTGGGGCGTGCTGGACCTGGAGCTCGGCGCTGGCCTGGGATTGCCTGAGGCCGCGGAGTCGATCGCCCGCCTCGCTCGCAAGTGGCGTGTACCGCATGCGCGAATCTCGTTCGACAAACTGGGCATCGGGCGAGGGTTCCCTAACCACCTGGCACGGCACGGCATCAAGGAGGCGATTCCGTATGCTGGGGAAGGACATCCCCAGGATCGGACGACCTTTACCAATCTGCGCACCGAGGCCGGGTGGAAGTTACGCGACCGGCTCGACCCGACCCGGCTGGATCATGGGAGAACAGCGGCGCCGTTCTTCTTTGGGGGCAATGTGGACCTCTACTGGACACGGCTGGTTGATGAGCTGGCACCCTTGACGTATGGCCTGGTCGGCAAAATGACCAAGCTCCTACCCAAGGACGAGTGGGCTACGATCCTCGGACATTCGCCCGATGTGGCCGACGCGTTGATCCAGAGCCAGATACATGCCTCCCTGACCGTGCCCCGGCCGCCGACTCGTGACCTGCCCATGGGCCCGAACGTGACACATGGAGACATGATTATTTCGATACCAGAGGGGGTTGTCTGATGGCGTGGGAAAGCGGTAACGACTGGTCGGAGCGCGAGCGCCTGGCCGTCGAGAACTTGCGGACCGAGATGGCCGCCGAGCGCGAGCGGGAGCAGCATGCGCGCGACTGCCAAGCTTACGCGAAGTTCTGCACGCGCAAGGTCGAGGCCGCCCGGAAGACCGGTAACGAGCATCGTGCCGGGGTATGGGAGCAGGCCGCCCATGAGATCGAGCGGGGCAACTGGCTGGTCGACAAGGTCGTGGCGAGCGACCCAGCGTGCACTGCGTATCAGGGGTTGCGCACAACACTGCTCTATCAGGGGAAGACTGCTAAATTGAAAGGACAATGATATGTGTCTACCGTACAACGAGCATTTTGACTTCGCGACCAATGTCCGTGAGCTGGCTGGTTCGCTGGCCGCCAAGGTCCGTGAGCTGGAAGACCAGCGCTTCCGAATCATGACCAATTCCCAAAACCATCCCGAAATGCGTGCCTACGACGTCAAGTCCCTGGACGATCGTCTCGAACCGTTGCGGCTGCGGGCCCGTGCCGCCGAGAGCGGATTTATATATTACGATCCTCGTGATATGAGCGGGGGCGATGCCATTCGGCAGACCTGGGTGCGGAAGGGCCGAGAACGGGGCATGCTGCTTCGGCCAGACAACTGGGACGTCTCGCTGCACGCGCAACAAGTGAAGGATGCCACTCCGCTCCAGGTCATTCGCGGGGGCAATGGCGCGACCGATCTCGGCAGTCCGACGATGTCCGTGAGGTAGCGCCGTGCCGAGCGAGGACGACATTTACGCCGCCGTGGTTCCCAGTCCGACGGCTCGGCAGCCGTACCCGGGCCTGACTGTCGACCTGGTGCGACTCGAGGCAGAGCGGGCTCGGCGCGCTGGGCACGTGTTCCGGACGCTCCCCTACCGCTGGCCGTACCGCGTGGTCGAGGCGCAACCACCTAAGCCGCGAGAAGCGACATGCCCCGTGTGCTGCGTAGCCCTCGTCACGACTCCGGGCGCCGGCACGAGATGCCCATATGTCAACGTCCCAACCACTGACCCCCAGGAGTCTCCCATGGCCCGACAAATTGACAACGCTATCCAGGCAGGCCGTGCTGACAACGCCGAGTCTGCCCGGGCCCGACAACATCCCGCCGCGGCGACCGCTGCCGACCAACGTGTGGCCCACGGCGATGCGGCCGCGGCGAAGGCTGCGGCCCGGGACCGGACCGAGAAACCCCAGCGCTAACCAATGAGACATTAAAGAGAGAACCACATGTCAACCATGTATGCGCAGTATTTCCAAGGCAGCAACGGGATTCGTGGATACGGGCCCGTTGCCCTGGGCATGCGATTTAGCCCACGCAGCGACTCACTTCACTGCGGCTGCCCGCCCTTCGGGGCGTTGAACGCCATTTACACCGTCACGGGCCTGATACCCGCGGGGAATCCGAATGTGCCCGGTGCAGATGATAATGACCAGGTCACGCTCTCAGGCGCCGTGGACCCGACGAACTGGCCGAATGCGACAGCGACCGTTTCGACGGCTTGGTTCGAAAACACGTACCGAATCAGTTGAATCAGCGAGCAAGCAGAATTGTTGGCCGTTCCCGAGACTCGACCGGGTATCCACGATCGGGCCCGCGGCTCTATGGGGGGGGTGAAGGCATGGCAGACGACGAATCGGCAGCATGGCAAGCACACCAGGAAGAGCGGCGCAAGCAGCGCGAGGAGTGGGCCGCCAAGGATCGCGAGTATCACATTCGGCGCTCGCTTGAGACCCTCGCGAAGTATGGCCACCCCGCGCCCGGTGATGTCGAGAAGCTGAAAGCCGAGCACGAGTCGCTCAAGGCCGCGCACCAGGAAGTGCAGGCAGAGCTGGAGGACGCCCGCCTGGCCGTCGATCAGAACTGGCAGGTTGCGCAGATCGGCGAGCTGAAGCAGGGACTCCGCGACAGGGACTGGCGGGACGCTTGGCGCGAGACGGCCCGTGCAGCTGGCATGCACGAGCGGGCCATCGATCACGCCTGGAAGCATCACGGTCTGGAGCCCGAGACGGACGAGCCCGACCCGCAGATCCTCCAACGGCTCTGTGACGATCTGCGGCGGGAGTACGATTACTTCTGGCCATCGGAGCCGACACCCCTGCCAGCAGAACAGCCAGAGACTCGGGAGCGCGAGCCGTCGGCACCCGCCGCCAGCGGACCAAGATTCACGTTCAGCCGGGGTCAGTGGCGATCCTCGAATGGGGCAAATTGAGCTGATCTGGTAGGATAGACCTCGGTAGCCGAAATCGCTTCCGGCCGTTCAGTCATCGGGTGACTGGGCGGCCGGTTTTTTGCGCGCCGAGCTGGCCGCCAGCGACGGCCACGGCCGAACGCAGCCAGTTCCGAAAACCAGCCCGCGGCTCCCGCACACCACGTCATCAGGCCCACGGTCAGGGCGACCGCAGACAGGCACCAGCGGAGCCAAGCCATCACGCGCCACCCTCGCAACGGACGGTGCACCGATCCCAGAGTTGGTCCGTGGTGTTGCGCCCCACGATGTCGGCCACGGCTCGGTCATGCTCCGTCGGATCGTAGGGTAGCGCGGCCTGGTCGTGGATCGCACGATGGAACGACCTGGTGAACTCCGGCGAGTAAGTCACGGTCCGAAGTGCAAGGATGAGGCCGTTCGTAGCTTCGACCAGGATGATTGACACCAGAGCCCGGAGCTGGGGACTGGTGTCCTCCCAGGCTGGCGTGTCGGTCCGTTCTTCGGCGGAAACCCGGTGCCACTGATAGGAGCAGTCGAACGAGGTTACAACCCGCCCGTCCGGTCCGTGGAACCGGCTGATAATGAAGAGCTCTGGGAGCTCGATCATCAAGCCCCACTCGACCCGGCCCGTTTCGATGGCGTTGACTTCCCTCGAAGTGGCGCGAGCGAGGAAGATCCGGAGTTCGTGGGCCCCGGCGCGCCAGTTGTAGTCTGCCCCCTCAGGCCATGACCTGCGCCCGGGATGGTAGAGCTGGCCGACGATGAGCGTGTGCATCGGGCCCGGCTGGCGCTCCGGACGCTGGCTTGGCGGTTTCACTTCCCGACGCCCTTCGTGGCTTGCTGAAAGTCCTTGGCAACGATTGGGCGCAACGCTTCAGTGAGATACTCCGCCAAGCTCATTGCACGCTTCTCGGCGATCCATCGAGCGTCTGCCGCCACGGCTCGATCCATTTTGACCACGATGTCATCCCGTTCCGAGGTCGGGGGACGTCCGGTTCTCTTCTTGGCCATAGCTCTGTCCGCCACCGTGTTCGCAGATACCACGTCGCCACCGTCCTTTCGGTAACACAATGGTCCAGGCAGAGCAACCCTGCCTCACGAATCGATTGTACACTTGTCTGTTACCACAGTCAAGAAAGTTTTGGTAACCACTTGATTCGGTTACCGGAAGTGGTACAATACCTCTGTCGGGTCGAGCGTTTCGACCCGCACGCAACCGAGGGGGACGGAGTCCAGACAGAGGATAGGACCATGAGCCGAAGAACCCGCCGATCGGAGAAGCGTCGCCGCAAGCGCCTTAACCGAGTGCTGACCCTGCTTGAGCAAGCGAATGCCGACCCGAAGCGTCGCAACCGCAAGACCCGAAAACGGGAGTTGGTGAACTTGTGCCGGACCGATTTGGCCCGGACCGATGCGGCCTACATGAGAGCGCATCCAGGCGGCTTCGTGATAGTACAGGAGGTGATCCGTGCAGACCAAGCGTGAGCGCCTCGAGCAACTGCGGGCGCGCTTCGACGAACTTACCGCCTCGCTTGAGCTGAGCGGCAAGAAGCGCAATGGCACCACCTGGCAGACTGACCGGCTCAAGGCCAGAGAACAGATCCGCCTGGAGATGGAAGGTCTCGAAGACATTCCGGCTGTTCCGAGCTACCGCCCCGGATTGGAGGACTGACCGATGAAACGCTTTTCGTGCCGTGTATGCGGCGACGATACCGGCACTTCAGACTCGCGCCTTTGCGGTCGATGCGCCGGCCTACGGGATACCCGCGTTGCGACCCCCCTGGGTTTTGGCGTGGTTGATAGTCTTCGGCCCACGGGCGAGATCGTGGTGGCCCTCGATACTGGTGTGTACCGTCAGTTTTCGCGCACCGAGGTTACCCCGCAG